TTAATGGTGGTATTCTTATGTTGGGTCATGGAGTTGTCCTTTCTTGAGTTTAGTCACTTTAAGTGTAGGTCTCCATGACCTATTTGTATACTTTTGGTATAGTTATTTGGTGTTGCACTTGAATTGTAAATCCGGGAAATAAACTTTTTCACATAAACGGCTTAAAAATATTGAGATCTCTTACGCATATTTGCGTAAAAAAATAGCCGTCCGGCAACAGACGACTATTCTTGTGACTAATTTTTATCAAGTTCTAAACTGAGACTATCCGCGATTACTTGTCTTGCATATTGGTCATAATTTGATCAATCAAACCATAATCTTTAGCTTCTTGAGCAGTCATGTAATTATCACGTTCAGTATCTTTTTGAATTGTTTCGATTGATTGACCAGTTGCATCGGCCAAGATCTTATTCATCTTTTTACGCGTCTTTAAAATTTCTTCGGCCGCAATTTCAATTTCAGTTGCTTGACCCTGCGCGCCACCTAATGGTTGGTGAATCAAAACTGTCGAATTAGGTAAGGCATAACGCTTACCCTTTGTGCCAGCTGCTAATAACACGCTAGCCATTGATGCAGCCATACCAATTGCAATTGTCGAAACGTCGGATTTAATAAAGTTCATTGTATCCATGATTGCTAATCCCGACGTAATCACACCACCAGGAGAGTTGATATAAATTGAAATATCCTTTGTTGAATCTTGCGCATCTAGGAAAAGTAACTGCGCAATAATTGAGTTAGCTGTCTGATCATTGACTTCACCAGAAAGCATGATGATACGATCTTTTAGCAAACGGGAATAAATATCATAAGCACGTTCGCCACGAGATGTTTGTTCAATAACTGTTGGCACTAGCATAGTATTGCCTCCTTAATTTCATATCTAATAAGTTTAGTCCGGCACCAATATATTAGCACTCAAAGAACTACTTTGCTAATTTAACACATTAGTCAAACTAGGTCAAACAATAGAACTCTACTTTTTGCTTTTTATTGATAATCTTTACTGACGAGATAATCTCACGCTACGCACAAACTATCCTGCATAACTCACCTTGATATCCAGCATCGAATTATCATTATTAGTGATATTACCACTCTTAGCAGAGCTTCCGTTAATGATATGAACTGATGATTATCTGTACACCGATTGCTAAATGTAAATTTCTCTTGAACGGTACGTTAGGCATTTCAATAAGCGTTTATTGACACGTGATCGTAGTCGACTTGATTTTATCTCTGACAAGGAATGGTACTGATTGAAAGATTGCTTTGTGAGCATTGTTGTTCTTGTGTTAGGACCTAGTAGCATTAGGTTTGATACACTATTACTCTTTAGATTAAAAGTGTATCAAACCTAATGCTACTAGATCAAATGAGCCAAATCCTGAATTTACATTCAATACTCTTTAGATTAAAAGGAGAGAGCTTTACGGTTTGCCCAAACCAAGCAGAGGATTTACATTCAATACTCTTTAGATTAAAAGCCGGTTGGTGTGACTGTACCCGATGAGCTTAATTGAATTTACATTCAATACTCTTTAGATTAAAAGCTCTGGCTTACGTTTAGTTTTTCAGCCAGCATTGGCATTTACATTCAATACTCTTTAGATTAAAAGAATTGCAGAAGGTAATGCTAAAGTAGCGTCAATTTTATTTACATTCAATACTCTTTAGATTAAAAGGGTGCTAGTTAGTCATACGCCCGAGAAGTCAGAATTATTTACATTCAATACTCTTTAGATTAAAAGTTAGACCAGCGAACAGCGTCCACGCCTCTATGGATATTTACATTCAATACTCTTTAGATTAAAAGTCTGTTGAGCGAGTTTCACGCCCCGAACGTGCAATTATTTACATTCAATACTCTTTAGATTAAAAGCTAGAAAGGTTGTCCCAGTACCTAGCCTGTGATTCGAATTTACATTCAATACTCTTTAGATTAAAAGCGCTGGTCGGCTTATTTCACGCAGAACGTGAACATTATTTACATTCAATACTCTTTAGATTAAAAGTTGCTCCGACTTTGAGCACGTTAATGATGGCTTATGAATTTACATTCAATACTCTTTAGATTAAAAGACCACATAGATTTCATAGCATTAGATAAGGGTTCAAGTAGCAGAATCTGTCCATCACAACAAAAATTATAAAAAATATTGAGAATATTTCTTTAACTCTACTACATGTATCATTTTATCAGCATTATTCCTATCTGTCGATCTCCACGTCAATCAACGGTATCGTACATCGACAGAACAGAACATTGGATCATTTCCATCGCGATATCATTCTTCCTTTGATCCAGAATACATCTTTTGATCGTCACCTCTGTTGGTTGGTCTGGAAGCGAGTTGCGATCGTTGTCTAATTTAATTTGGACGATATCAGGTTTGTTTGCCATATAAAAAACACCTCACCATTTATTATGATGAGGTAATTTTACCTTGAATAGGTCGTGTTTCACAGACGGTCGGTTATTAACTGCTTACGTTATTAACTGCTTACCCACCTACAAAATTACTCTCTTTTCTATCCGATTATAGGCAAGCAAAAAGCCTAGGAATCAACATTTGCCAATTCTCTAGGCTTCTAGCTTATTTTGAAAATGATGTAATTATACCGGTGATCGCAATTTCATAGATTATAAACATATTGATATACATAGGTTTTTCTCTAAAAACGGGTAACTTTGGGTAACTTACTTATTATAGGTAGAAACACAAAAAAGACCGCCACTCTTAATTGAATGGCGGTCTTTATCGTGGGCAGACGGTTGACGAGGCCGTCTATTAATACATACAACAAAATGCGTTAAAACAACTTAATTAATTGCAAAAAAATAAGCCTACTCTTAATTGAGTAGGCAAAGAATAGTGAGAGCATCAAAATCTCACTTTGATATATTATCAATAATTGTTGTGTTTAACAACGTTATTTAACTCGTAGCTTTTGGCCAGCATAGATTAAATTAGCATTCTTCAAGCCATTGAGACTAACGATTTTAGCAACTGTTGTCTTGTACTTAGCTGCAATTGCTGAAACGTTATCGCCTGATTTTACGGTGTAGTAAGTAGCTGCACCCTTATTGATGACTGCTTGCACACCGTTGTAGTAAGAACCAAGTAGTTTTTTGCGTGTGTCACCATTTCCGTAGTGACCAGCCTTAGTTTCATTAGCAAGAACAATATTTGTAATATTAACTGATGCGCCAGCAAGTTTGCGGTTAACAATAGCTTGAACCCCAGCGGCATACTTACCCAAAAGCTTAGTTCTAGTAGCGCCTGAACTAACCTTATTAGCAATGACATCATTAGCCATTTGCTCAAGCAATTTCCCAGCCGTTGAGTAAGTAACGTTGCTTGGTGGTGTACTTGGCTTAGGTGGCGTTACTACATTTGCTTTAGCATACGCTTGCCAAGCTTTTTTATCACCATAGAAAACATTTAAATCTAAATACTTATTCATTGGATAACCGCTCAAATGACCAGTAGAACAATACTGGAAGATGGCCATATTTGACCATTGCGTTAACGTTCCATATAGTTCACGCGGTTTGTATCCCTCTGCTGGATTACCTGTTCGATTATATTGAGCTAGCCATAAGCCATGGTTTCCTTTCACAATTGAAGAAAAATCCAAAGCATAATTGCCGGTAACCCATGCAAGGCTTGTATAGAACAACGCTTTATTGCCTGTTTTAGCATAAACTCGATCTAACCAAGCCTTACCGTCGGCAACACCTGCTGCACTGTGCAAGCTATCACCTGTTTGGTCGTGTTCAAAATCATCAGCAAGAACTACTTTACCAACATAATTTCCAACGTTTTTTAGAAAGAAGTCAGCTTGACCGATCGGATTACCTTTATGTTGATAATGGTAAAGACCGACAAGCTTGCCGGCCTTTAATGCTTGATCACACCAAGTTTTCCAATACGGATTAATATAACTAGTACCTTCTGTGACTTTAATAATAACAAAATCGTATTTAACTTTGTTGAGATTAATTCCTGCTTGATGACTTGCAATATCAATACCGTTTAATGTAACCATTACTTCTTACCATCCTTTTTATATTGATTAGAGCTAATCATGAATAACGAGCCAGCGAACGTTGCAACTGCTGCAATTGTGGCTGTAATTGTTTCGGTATTAAAACCATAAATAGTACCTAACGTTTGAATCAGAACAACTGCAGCAGGAACTGCAATAGTCAGACTCCATTTAAGATGGTCATAAACTTTATTTGGTAACTTCATCTTTCTCATCTAACTCCCTTTTTAATTCATCAACTTTATCCTCAGCTGCTAACCATTTATTGTGAAAATCATCGCGATCTTTAGCTGCTTGGTTATATAACTTTTCCCATTCTTCTCGCTTAGTTTTGTGACGTGTTAACAACCAGGTAACGACAGCTCCAATGGAACCAGATAAAGCGGTGATAATGCCAACCCAATCATTTTGCACCGCTATCACTCCTTGCAGCTAGAATCATAATGATCGCTGTCAAAGCAGCGTTAGAAATCCAAGGCATATCTAGTCCTAAAAAGCACCAATGTAAAAATTGATAAACAGTTAGTACAAAGAAGAAGCCGCCCGATACTGTCAATAAAATGTGATCCCATCGAATTGAGCGCTGATCATCAAATGCCCACCAGATGAACCCAACGCCAACGAGAATCATTGAAAAACCGATAACATTATCATTAGCAACCGTTGTAATAATTCCCGGTGGCCATTGGAATAACGTATCGTGACAAACTAAAAAGAGACCAATGCCGATTTGCACTAGCCCCATAACAGTATGAATTGGATTTTTTCCTATACGCTTAAATATTGAAATCACTTCCTTTGTTGCAAGATCAGAAACGCCGACTATGCAGCGTATTCTTCGCCAGTGATTTCTTTGAATTGATCGGCAGTAATCATTGCAGAGACAACGAACACTTTCATATCCTCAATTTTATAAAGACCCATTTCAAAATACCGTTTAATATAGATATACATATTAGTTTCCTCCCTTTGCGTTTGCAATTTCTAACATAATTTGTGCGTTGAATTTATCCTGTGCTGCTCTATTAGTAGCATCGGCCATCAATAACTGAGCATTGATTTTATCTTGTTCAGTTGGTTGCGTTGGTTCAGGTTCAGGCTGATTAGCCAGCCATTCCTCACGAGTGACGCCTGTCCAATCTGAACCGGTAAATGTTAACGGCTCATATAGACCATCTTGTGGTCGAATATCTGTTGCGTTAGCAGGCAATTGATAATCATCATCAACCAACTCTGAATGATCTAACTGCCGTTGATCGTTGTATAAATAGATTAATTTCATTATGTTCCTCCTTAGTTAACAATTGCAGTAATTGAAATTTTAATTGTTGTTTTCGTAATATCTGCAGATGTTTGAATAAGAATAACGCTTCCGTCATTGTTTAACGAGACATTAGCAATATTCGTTGAATCCCCCGCATTCACAACATAATGCAAATTAGTCTTTGCATTATTTCTATATACGTTCACAGGTAGTGTTGCAATCACTACATTAGCATCGACTGTCTCAGTTGCGCTAATTGATCCACTAATTTGTACAATGTTAAAACGCCGTCTAAACTGCATAGTACCTGTGAACGGTGCATTAATAGTAAGAGATACCCAGTTAGTGTCCGCATCAATATTTTTGAAGTTTTGATTAACAACTGTATCCCAGTTGGGTTTGCCGTGTTCGATTGGTGTATATGTTGCCATGTTTTTTCCTCCTAATTTTATTTAAATGTCACATTTTCAGCTCGTATTCCGACTGTGGAAACGCCGCTTGTGAGATACACCCACTTCTTATCCGAACTTAATGTTGTCGAAATTGTATTGAAATTAAAGTCTGGACAATATTTCTTAACCAATTCGTTGTTAACTAAGAATTGTACTGTCCCGTTTGCATTTGTAAATTGCGCTTGAATTGGTACTTCATTTGTTTGCTTAACACCGAAATAACCATCTCCAGGTTGAGCAACACCAGCACCATATTGATACAAGAAAGCCCTAAACGATGGAAAATCATCATTAGATAGACTTCCTAGGTTTAGATTTCTAGTCGAGCCAACTGCAGTAAACAAATTTGATTGATCAATTCTTTTGTTTAAATCGTTAATATTATTGATCGTTGCAGTTGCACCTGGATCAACAACTAAATTAACCTGGTCAGCATTACCAATTTCAGTGTAAATCTTAATGACAACACCAGTCTTTGAAACACCGGTGTCAGCCGGGATATAGCCATTGACCTTAGCGCTAGCTACTGAGTAGAGAATTTCACTCTTACCAGCTTCCTTGGCATAAAGGCCGATAGTATTGATGTAATAACCGGTCTTAATGCCAGTATTCTCAATGCCACCTTCGGCTGTAATCGTTGAACTGTTGTTAGCTTTAACCTGAACGGTAGTTGTTTGTTTAACTTCAGCTAATGCCGTTAAACTTGCAAGCTGTGAATCAGCATAAACCTTTGTACTTGTTGCAATCTTCGTAAACGTTGCAGTTGTTGAACCTGTCAGCAATTTGGCCATTAAGCTGCGACCTTGTGCAGTGATAACTGATTGTTTGAACTCCATGTATTCACCTCCTAATTAATTTCTACTATTTCTGTGATGACTTGATGTTGATCAACATCACTATCATTTTTAATACTGCTACTATCATGATAGTCAGCAGTCAATAACTGGCTCATAGTTGAGACATTGACATTAGCGGTTAATATTGTTGATTGAACGTCAACTGAGCCAATATAATCTCCTGTAATTATTTGGTTTAAAGTTGGAATATCAGCGTTAGACATCTTAACAATTGATTTGATTTCAGTTGAATCATTATAGTCTTGCGTTATTGTGACCACTTCAGTTGGTACAACACCGCTGGCCATAAAGATATTACCGGTCGATTTACCGTTAAAATTATTACTCATTTCAAGAACTAAATTAGCAGGCAATATCTGATTCAAAAAAGTATCAAGTTGCGCCATCTCTCCTTGTTTTTCGAGCTGAGTATTAATGACTAACTGATACCTATCGTTAATCAATTTAACTGTTGATTTAGGATCTAAGCTCAAAAGGACTTCTCGTAAATAGCGCATTGTATACGGCCGATACATTGATAAGAACATCAACAATCTGAAACGACGCATTTCGATTGAATCGCCGTTATCAGCTTTTAAACCGTACATCTCTTCAAAAATTGAAAGTCCTTGACTATCAGCGATTGAAATGAATTCATTAGCTTCAACCTGATCAACAATTCGTTGTAATTCATCAAGTTGCGGTTGTTCAACTGACGTCAATTCGTGCATTTCGTAGATGCCGTCATAGTAATCTGGCAACAAGTCGGTTAGCCTAATTAATTGGCTCATTGATTGTCACCTCACCTAATAATGGCAGCTGCGAAGTTGTATTTGTCATAGTTAATTGAATATCCTGATCGGAATTATTAAGTAACAGATTAGTTGCATTAATAATTCCAGGAGTTTTTAAGATTGTAGCCAGAATTTGAGAACGGTATACAACAAGCTTATAGTATCGTGATCCAGTCGGGAGCTTATCCCATGACTTTCGTAGTGTTAACAGATAATCTGCCAAAGCTTGCTTAGTTGAATTAATCACCGTGCTATGGTCAGCCGCAGGATCTAACTCTAGATCAACTTTGATATTGACATTAGCAGCGGTTGGAACAACGACAGTCACAACGTGGCCAATTGGAGCTAATCCATAGCCTTCCCCTGAAACATCAGTCGGATCAATTGCTTCTTTTACTTCTGAAATAAGCTGCTGGCTTGGAATGTCAAAACTATTATTTAAAATAACCAACTTAACAGTGCCGCCACCATTCCATATTGGATAAACCTGAACAGCACCAACATCACCCAATTCTGAAACCATCTTTTGATAATCAGCAATATTTCCACCATACGCAACATCAGATGGAGCTTTCAAAATTCGTTGTCGAAAGTCTTCATCGCTCTCGGCATCTCTTGCAGGCACTGAAATAGAAGTAATTGTTGCAGTTGCAAGTTCATCGTTCGGAGTGATTGGTAAAATCTGGCCAACATAGTGATTAGCCTCTGATCCGCTTGACTCACACGTTAGTTGAGCTGTACCATCGCCATTAATTTTAGTAACTGCGTAAAAAAACGGTGTAGCACCAATACTTGCAAAACGATCGCCAATCTCAACTACTACATTTTGATTATTAGCATCTTTGAATTCAGCTGTTGCTTCAGCATTTGTAGCTTCATATCGTTTCAAACCACGTTCAGCACCGCGATAGTCTAGAAACTCGCCTGATGCGGTTTGTGTAAATGTTGCAACAATGATGTTTCTCAAATTCATCGCAATCTCGGCATAACTGTATGCGACTGGTGCGAGTGCGTCATAGATTATCGAACCTTGTCGCGTATCAATCGTGTTTGGCACATGACTCAGGGCCTCATCAATAAAATAATTAAAATCATATTTTTCTAATTGTGTTACATATTCCTCTGGTGTCACATTGTCACCTCCACCTTCGTATCAAAATCGCCGAAAATAGTCTCAACAGTTACCTTTGCTTCCAATGAACTAGCGTCAATTTCTTGAATATCATCAACATTGACATTAACAACACGATCATCGCCCAACAGAGCTTCGTTGATCATTCTTTGAACTTCATTTTTAGCATATGGCATATCTTTACCAATTAATTCAATAAAATCATTGCCATATTGATCGTCATAGATTGGAAAAACAAAGCGCTCCGTTCGAAGTATCTTATCGATTGCTTGACGCATTGCTGTTTGTTCATCAATCATTCCTTGAACACGACCATTAACAACTTGATAGGTCAAAGTTGGCAAAGTAACTTCTTCAATGCTATTTTCGATTTCATCTTGAAATAAATCATTGTCCATCAATCACCAGCTCCAATCTTCTCAAGAATATAGAACGACTGGCCACCGTCACTGCGAATCATTGCAACGCCTTCGCCGACTTGGAGCGACTCATCAACCATGACAGTTTCCGTTCGTTGAATATCTTTCTTGTCTTCATTAATTCGATCAGGATAGCTGAGCTTGACCTGGTGTTTTGTGACATGTAAACCCAACGTTAATAGACTTGCAGGCAAAATCATATTGTTGGCCAACTGAACTTGCAGCGGGCTTGTGCTGATTACACGACCAAAAACAATGTCGGCATACTCGTTTGGCTTACCGCCACGACTATTCATCATTTTTAATAAATATTCCCCAGCCATTACAAGCTCACCTCCATATCAGTTGTCCAATTCTTAGAACTAAAATTCTGCGTGCACGTCTGAACTGTGACAATTGGTTGTTTGATACCAATATCTCCCAAGCTAGCAACTTTGAGCACAAAAATAGAGCCAACTTTGAAGTAAAGACTACCGATAGCAGTTACTTTCATAGATGACTCCTGAATATTGTGTTGTTTCAACAAAGATTGAGCTTGAGATTTCATTTGTGCTGAGTTCATTTTATCATCATTGACTTTTTCAACGATTTGCAACTTACCCCAACGGCTAATCGTGCTTGAACTACTAGCAGATTGAGAAGTGATAACCGTATTATTTGGATCATCAGAAGCGGTTGCCGTAGTCTTACCAGCATCTTTCTTCGAATTCTTAACGACTTTAACCACATTGGCTGCATCGTCAATACTACGATCATATTCCCAACTTGTGGCGATACTTTTATCACCGACGATTAGAACTTCACCAGACGTTTGAAGTAGCATTGCGCACAACTCAACGATTCCGAAATTATCTCGAATGAAATATCTTTCTTTAGTAGCCGTATAAACTGACTCAATATCTTCTTGAAGCATTGAAAAGAAACTAACACCGTCACTGACTTTAGCAGGTAGCTTATAATTACTCCCTTTAACAATGCGATAAGGAATGCCAGCTGACTTACACATTGTCGTAAATCTTTGTGTCAATGTCGAAACTGGCCACACTAACGAATCTTGATTCTTCAGATAGCGCATATTGTCATATGCCACACAACTAAAAACCTCATCGCTAGTGTAGTTAACTTTAAAAATATGACCAAAGAAAATCTTTTGATTGTCCCATTCGAATCGAACTTCATCACCATTTGATGGAACGAAGCCCTCATTAACTTCAAACAGGTCAAAATCCAGCTCACCTGCTGCAAAATTACCATCTGTTTTTAAAGTGAAATCATCTTTCACCAACTTACGAACATCCCAATAATTTTCTGACTTGCGAGAATGGATTTCAAATTTTGTGAGTGTCATTTAGCTTTCACACTCCCAGCAGTTACCCAGCCACGCCAACCGCCATTCAGCAATGTTACATGGTACGGATATTTACGACCTTTTGCAATGAAATTAATCTTGCGAGTAGCATTACGCTCGGTCACACCTGGGCCACTGCCATACGAATCACGATGTAACCGACCATTAACAATGACGGTTGACCCAATCCCAATCTTTTTTGGAGGTTTGGGCCGTGGCGCCGGTTTCTTAGGCACTACCTTTTGCTTGATTACTGTTTTGATTGCTTTAATTTCATGATACTCAGTGAGTGCTAACGTATAGGCATATTCGTTAGAATTGCCGTCCTGAAAGCCATATTCAAACGATACAATGTTGGCTGACAAGTTCATATGCGTACCAGATAAAACTACTCTAACAGGCTTAGAACTATCTTTTGCAGCGTTCAACCAATCAATATACGCTTGAGCAGAACTCAATAATTTTTGAGCTGTACACCAAGGTGCTTGTTTGGGATTAACTGGCAAGGTTGACTCTATACTGAGATCGATTGCTTTGTTCAATCCCATTCGATTAATCTCGCCTAAGCCAAGAATAACAGCCTTTTCGCTGTCTTTCTCTTTTTTGATGAGAAATTCGGCAGGCGCCACTGGCAGCTCGATTGTTTTATTCTTACTGTTTGTTAAATAAACACCCATGTGTTCCAAGTTTCATCATCTCCTTTAGGCAAGTGAAGCATCATGCTTCTGCTTCAAATAAGCTTCAATTTTTTCAACAATTGTTTCAGCATCATCTGGATTAGTATTGCCATTAAAGACAAATGCGCCCTTTTCAACGATAAAACGATTATCAGAATTGCTACTGTTCTGAGATTGTGAGTAAGTTGTTCCGCCGCTAGGCGTTAAACCGTCAGGTGTATGAGTTGTAAATCCATCTGTCCCATCTATATCACCGGTGATCCCGATTGATGAATCACTTGGTAATCCCACTAATGCACTCGCAACAGTTCCGACTGCACGAGCAGCGCGATTGAAACCTTTAGCAAGTAAATCACCAGGATTAGAGCTCAACAGACTTGACGTATCCAACTGTCCTAACGAAACGCTACTGAATGCGTCCGTAACTTTGCCAATCACTTTGCCTGCAGATTGACGAACCGCACGAGCACGATCACTAATCCCATTTGAATAGCCTTCCATAGTCCAACGACCATATTGTTTCATCAAACGAGATGGTGAACCAATCTTCAACTTAGATTTAATCCAATCAACAGCACCGCCGATAGCACCAGAAACAGAACTAATGATATTATTAGCCATACTCTTAACGCCGTTTATGAATCCTTGAATCAAATCACTACCCACAGAAACTAAAGAATCTGCAAAACCTTCAGCTGCTGAAACAGCGCTTTGAATACCACTTGAAACTGCGTTAACAACGCCGTCCATTGCGCTGGTGATTGCGGAAACTAACATGGTTCCAGCCACAATAAACGCCGTGGCCAAACCAATTACTGCTGCACCTAAAGCTGATAATGCTGCGGCAGTAACGCCAACAGCAGCCGCAACTAGAAGCATGCTGACTGAAACAACAACTAAACCAGCGCTTAACGCAACAGCTCCGGCAGCGGCAATAACAGCCGCAACACCAAATAACGTTAACCCAACTGCAAGTGCAGCAATAGAAACGCTGGCCATTAATGCCATCGGTGCAAGCATCATCATTGACGTGCTCATCATCATTAATCCAGTAGCCGCTAGTAAAGCATACATACTTACTAGTGGTAATGAAACTGACAGTAATAGCATGCCAGCACTGACAAGCAACGTGCTGACACCTAACAGCATCATACTTGCTGACAACAGCGCCAAACCAACCGTTAGAACAATTACAGCCGCACTCATAACTAATAAGCCAGCGCCAAGCACGATCGCACTAGCACCGGCTAAAATGGCCACTGGAGAAAATAATAATAGTGCTCCAGCTAATGCTACAAAACCGGTAGCAGCACTTGTCACAAACGCAGAAATAAGTGGCAAGGTTACGGCAATCAAAAGTAATCCAACTGATGCCACAATCAAACCAGCACCAAGCATTAATACGCCAACCGCAGCAACCATAACTGCAACACCTAACGCTGCTAAGCCAACAGCTAATACTAAAGCTCCGGCGCCTGCCACAATAGCCGCGGGCCCAAAAAGAATCAGAGCTCCAGCCATTGCCAAAAATCCACCTGCGGCAGTAGTCCCATATTGAGCAATAAGCGGTAATACAACTGCAATTAACGCTAAACCAGCAGCTGCAATTAATACTGCTGCACCAATGATTACTAGACCGACACCAAACGCGATCAATCCTGCTGAACCAGCTAATAAGGCAGGTCCGAGTAATACAGTGACTGCTATGAATGCACCAATAATTACGATCAGAGCACCTAAAGCAGCAACAGCAGGCCAACCAGCACTCGCTAATTGAGTAGCAGCTTGAACCATGATCCATAACCCGGCAGCTGCTAATACAACAGCTCCAGCAATCATCAATAATGCACCAGCAGCTTTAAGTAACCCAGTTGCAGAAGAAGCAGCGGCTGCGCCATCTGGCAATGGCAGGCTAACTTTTGTTTTACCTAATTTGCCAATTACACCAAGAAAACCACTAACACCACTAGCTACTTTACTTACTGCTTTGAACGCAGCCATTGCAATAGCTAGAGCGGTTAACCCCTTTGCGAGCGAATTAACAGTTGCTGGTGGCATTTTGTTGATAACATTAAGCAATGTGACAATTCCTGTAACGATTAACCCTTTAGTACCGCCTTTTAAAACAACAATAGCAGCACCCAAAGCAGCCAATGTTGCTGGGTCAAGGTCCCCAATAGCAGTAGCAATTGCACCAATAGCCTTAGCTAAACCGCTGATTGTACTGCCAACTCCAGAGCCTAATGTTTTCAGGAATGCAAACGGATCTTTCTTGCCTGTTGATTTATCCAAGCTTCCCATAGCTGTTTTAATCTGATCAAACATTTTGGTAATTGACTTAGCAGCACCAGAATCAGAAAAACCACCAGAGAAAGATTTCCATCCTTGCTGAATTTTTCCAAAAATAGCAATCGCCTTATCTGCCAAACTATCAAAATTAACTTCTGAAATTTTATCAGTAATACCACTGATGGCCGTAATACCTTTTTGATTAAATTTGTCAAAAGCGTTTCCTAATTTATTAACAACTGTTTCGCGCAAACCATCCATGGCTTGACCCATCGTTTTATAATGGGTGGCCATATCACTAAAAGCGTCGTTCGTACCAGTCTTTGAAATAGCATCAAAGAAATCCTGGGTTTTAACCTTACCGGCTTGGATATCCTTAATTAATTGGCTTGTGGACTTGTGCATCGATTTAGCAACAGCTGACATGCCGGCAGGAGTTTGTTGTAGCATGAGCTTAAAATCTGCCCACTGAACTTTCGGCAATGCAGCCATTTGTGTGGCTTGTTGGCTCAACGTCTTCATTGCTTGAGCAGGATCTTCAGAAGCAGCAGCTAATCCACCAAAACCTTTTACTAGCTGTGTAGTATTTTTTGTGCCGACTGCAGCTAATTGTGCGTATGTCGACGACATATCAGACGCAGAATAAATTGTCGCCTGGGCATATCCTTGCAAATCCTTTTTAACCGCAGCAATTTCCGCCTTGCTCTTACCCATATTGGTCATATTCCCGTTAAATGTTGACCAAACTGCAGCAGACTCACTAAGATCAGATATCAAGCCGGTTAATTCATTTTTAATTGCACCAATTCCATTTGAGACAGCCCCACTAATCAAGTTAGCGCTAAACACTGATTTAAACATGCTACCAGTTTCTGACAGTTTGCCCTTGACGCTGTCTAAGCCTTGGTTAATTGCTTGGCCAAACTTAGGTACTTTCGCATTGTTGAGTCCTTGGTTAAACCTTTCAAACGTTGAATTTGATTTATTCAGGCCACTATCTAACTTAGTTAAAGTTGATGAGAACTTGTCCTGAATTTCAATTGATGATCGAATTGTAGCCATAAATTACCTCCTTTCTAGGTTAAAGAAAAAAGCAGAGCTAGTGTTTTGCACGACTAGCCGCTGCTTTAGCTTTCTTTTCTTGTCTATTTTCTTCTTCAACCCGCAAATCAATTCCGGCAATAATTATGGCTTTTTCCCGACGTGGTAGTTCAGCCCACTGACTTGGCAATAAATGAAAATTATTCATTGCAAAAAAATAATAGGTGAAGTCATTACCCTCGCCGGCATCAATTAGTTTTTTACATCTTGTACCAATTCGTCCTCAGTTTCAGTTTCAAAACCGCTAATTTCTTGTACCTTTTCGCCAAGTTCAGCATACTCACCAACAAGTAACATTGCACGTAATGTTTCAATTGGCTTGCCTGGAGTACCATAAGACATTTGCAAGTCAGAATTATTAAGATCTGGCGTAACAACTGCTGCTTTAATCAGTCCATCTGAATATGCACTGGTGTCAACTTGTTGTGTAATAGTACCAGTCTGCTTATTATTAATCCGTTTAGTGCATGTCTTACGAATATTATCTGCTTCTGCTTGAGATACAGGTTTAATAACAAAAGGAGCGTTAAAACGATCGAATTTAACCTCAATAGTTTTTGGTTCTACTACGTTTTGTGATAAAAATGCTTCAACTGATGTTGCCATGATTTTTCCTCCAGAATTTTAATTATTAAATGCCTTTAAATGGTGTTACAAGTTGGACATCTTCGAATGTGAAGTCTGTTTCCCATTCCAAAGTTCCATCATCTGATTCAAGATCAAGGATTGGAATATCATCCAAGTTAACATCGCTTAATAAGACCGTTTGGGAGCCCACTGAGCTTGTTGTGTCATTAATGGTTGCATTGATACTGAAGTATAAATCAGCACCACCACGCAAGTAATCTAGGCCATATTTCATCCAGTTAGAATTGATTACATAGCCGGATAAACTGCCTGTACCTTTCATTGAAGTTGTCTTGTTGCCGGTCATACGACGGCCGATCACTTGGATTTCCTCTTTGTTCTTTTCAATCTTTGCTGACAATTCCTTGATTTCAAACATCGGAATGTTTTGGCCTTTAATCGTTGCAAAGACAACCGCCTCTTTAGAGGAAATTGTGTCTTTTGCATTCAAAAACTTTGCAGTATTTTTATCTGCCATTTTGTCCTAACCTCCTTCTAGATAGTCACCGTCATATAAAGTTTCTCCATTGAGTCGAGCGGTTGGACTGCTAAGTCAACAATTACTTGATCCAATTCGGCACCTGGGTTGACAGCAATATCTTCACCGTCAAACTGTTGAATTGCACCAGAATTAACCAATGAAGTCAGATACTCAATCCGATTAGCTTTGAACAAATCACGACCAGCTTCATCGTTATTTACTTTGCCAATAAAACTAGCTTCGAATGTGTCTTTGGTGTTTTGAGCAATATCGTCGAGTACACGCATTACGCGGTTCTTAGATAATGATTTGCTCTTATTAGCTGAGTAAGTGTGCAAAGAATTAATATCTTCTTCAATCACAACTGAGCCAGAGCGTAGAGCAGTGAATAATAATTTACCGTTTGTCAAAGCAGAGATTGTATCATCATTGCTTAAACGACCATTAACAGCAGTTGCACCAGGATATTGAGCATAAGTTAATGACTGATTAACGGCCGCAGCAGCTTCGGCTCCTGCAACATAACCAGTTGCGATACTTGCACTTAATACTTCACCATCTGATAATTCAACACCGTTGGCTACAACGATTACACTTTCATAATCAGCACCAGTTTGACCATCAGGAATTACTGCAACAATTTTTTGACCAAAATCTTCTCGTAATCGCTGAACAGTAGCAACTAATAATTGATGAATTGGCGCATCTTTATCGTTACCAGCAGCTGTAACAGTGTTAAACTGTTCGATTTCCATTGCACTAATTAATGCATCAGTATCGACCTGGGCTGATGTGTCAGTAGTGCCACCAGCCAAAGATTTGGTAATACTTGCTGTTAAAGCATCGAGCAATGTTTTACCATCGTCTTCTGTTGGTACAATTTCTACATCAATGTAATCATTACTTTCTAACTGACTAGCACCAATCACAATTTGCTGATCGACTTGCTCAGTACCAAAATATGTTGTTACAACAGTTTGAGAAATATCAGCAGCATTTTTAGCAACACTGATGCGAATATTGTTACCAACAGTTCCTGGATATTTTGCCGTAAACTTCCATGGTAAGGCTTCATCAGCATAAGTTGCTTTAGCACCAGAATTAATATTGTAATAAAGTACCGTCAATGCTGCTTTTAACGTTTCTCGTAAAGCTTTTAATTGGTCTGAAGCATCATCGGCATAAATGTCGTGGCCAAGTAATTTCTTGAAATCACTGCCGGCATTTAGCTTAATAACACCATCAGCACCCCAACCTAGCGTATTTCCGCCAACAAAAAAGACCACTCCACGAGTAGTCTCTACACTGCCGACGCTCTTTTGCGGAGCGTTGACGTTAATATAAGCACCTGGGCGCTTTTTTGAATAGCTTGTATAAGTTCCACCTGCCATTAGAACAGACCTCCTTTAAGTCTGGTTACTGCGGATTTAGCCTCAGCAACCGTATATGTTTTGTCCGGTTCCAACGCAACTTCAAGTAAGTCACGCTGGCCACCAGTTAAATTAGTTGCAGACAACAGTTCATCTTTTGTAAAGACTGGTTGCTGTGCTGCCTTTTTTGTTACTTTCTTTTTTGTCACTTTAAACCTCCGTTGAAATTTAACGTAGACTGTTTAACTCCATCATCGCTTCCAGGCTTAACTCTAAATTCAGTGTCGAAAGTGCATTTAACAGTATCATCTTCGATGTGAATATCAAGATTCCGAATATGCGAATAGTCATCATCAATCTTTTCGAAATAAGCAGCTAACTCTTCAGAAACTCTGTCTAATTGTTGATTGATATGATCAGCGTCGGGAAAATAAACAACTTGGTAGCTGTATTTCCGTAACTGATAACCAAAATATTGTTTGTCGACGTGTAAATTTACTCGATGAACGTAAAATGACGGGACATTAAAACCGCTTGCTTTGTTCTCTCGATAAATTGTCATGCCCGGCCAATGATCAGCAATTGTTTTACCAATTAATTCCGTTACGTCTTCCAAAATTACATACCTCCAAAAATATCTTGGATTGCTTTGTCCATATCATCTTCCAGATTGGAATTAACAATCTTTTCAGTTTCATCGAGTGCTTTTTTGAACATAAAAACACCGTCAACCCAGGATGCTACCAATCTTTTTCCAATGGCCGGAACATACCTTCCTGGAGTTTGACGGTGCCCTTCTTCAACGAAGGACGCATATTCAACATTGTTAAATATTTCGACTAAGAATCTATTACCTTGCTTCTTTGCAGGATCATGACCCCAGCCACGGCGCAATGTACCACCAGCAACTGGTGTCTTTGCCTTAGCAGATTTGATAACATAATCAGCTGCTTGTCCTAATGATTTCTCAATTCTTTGATCGAATTCATTACCCTCAACAGTCTGATGAACCTTATCTGCAAATTCAGTGAATTGATCGTAATCAATTTTGCCAAGTCCCATAGCTAAGCCTTCTCATCAAATAACAAGCCAACTTCTTGATGGCTTTGATAAACATATCCACGAGTTGATTGCTTATATCTAGTTTCATGATCATGAATATCAGTCGCGATCACGTCACAACCAGCAGGAATCTGAACATCAGTATCGATGATTAAAATTGCGTCATATTTATCAGGCAAAAATTCTTTCTGATCCTTTGTTGAAAGGCCTGATTTAGAAATCTTGGCCGGATAATCAGTTAATAATTTCTCCTCAACATCGTCGTCAGTGAACACACCATCTTTCTTTGGTGTATGGCTAATAACGGTGACTTTGACGTTGTGAAGTGTTGCTAACGCTTTGGACATCTTCTTGTAAGCTTTGTTAAGTTTCATCGCGCCACCCGATAGTTATTGAGAATTGATCGGTAATCAGAAGTAATTGTGTTGGTTGCAGAAATACTCTTATACGCCTCTTGGAATGTCATAAAGCTTACTGAAGTATCACCTTCGCTAATTGATTTGACGTCACCATCATCACCGTTAGCGGCCCTAAGAATGCCAATTTCAGCAATGACAGTTAAGGCCATTCCAACGATCGTAGTATCAAGTTCTTCTGGCAAATCATCTCTTGTTAGATGAGTGTATGAAACGATATCATTAATGACCTTTTTTATAACAAAGCCAATAATTTTATCGAGATCTTCTTTACTTTGATCACTATTCTCTGGAAGCAAAAGTTCTATCTCTTCAGTAATTATCTTTAGTCTTTCTGCATCCATAACTCAATTATTCTCCTGTTTCTCCGGTTTCACCACTTCCACCAGCAGATGATGTGCCAATTGTATGTTGCAACCCAACAATACCGATGTTCTTAAGATCATAAACTGCCTTCCAATTTTTAGCGTTAGCTAAATCAGTGTTTGTTGGTGTCAAATAACCATCTTCACGAGCTTCATCAGTCCACTTAACCCCATAAGGTTTGAGTACAAATGCACGACGAGTATAGATGTTATCTGTACCAGCAGCTGCTTTACGTTCCCGTTCAAATGTTGTTAATTCTGATGGCGTACCAGTGTTACGGCCGAATGAACCAGCAGCTAACAAATACGTAGTGTAAGTTCCTTCGGCTGTCGGTTTCAAAGCGTCATCAACAACGACTCGATAGCCCAAATAAGTCGGAATCTTTACATCAGCCTGAGCGGTTGGAATAAAGTCGATTAATTGTTGCTTTTGTAATTCTGTGTAAACTGCTGAATGCATTACTGTTAATGACAAGGAATCAGCGTGATCCCCTAGTAATTGTTTGGTGTCAAGAAAAGCTTTACCATCAATTCCAGCTTGAGTCACGTTCAAATGATCTTTCAATGCAGCTGTTGGGCCACTAAATACACCATTTAATGTGTTGATTAAAATACTTTGTTCACGACGCAACCAATAATTACCAATCTTATTTAAAACGGCGCGTACTGGATCAGAGCCAGATAAAACAGCAGCCATTTCGTTAACACTCCAGCCACGGCCACGGTAAAGAACTGCAGCTGTATCTGAACTAGATGTAATTTTACCGGTTGATAACTCTTTATCACCATCACCGACTACTTCATCATCACCATTTAAATCATTCCAGAATGGCATAGTTACCATCTTGCCACCTGCTGTGATCATCTTTGAAACACGTTCATCTGGTACTGCAACACCGGATTGAATGATTGCAGATTTTTCAGTGGAGTATTGGTCCATATATGCGTTAAATACTTCGGGTGTGATTGTATCGATCACACGAGTTAATTCGTTACTCATTTTTTATTCTCCTTTGTCTTTGAGCACGTCAGTTAAATTGACTTTCTCATTATTAATTGCTGCGGCAATGTCAACGCCGCCTTTACCATTACCACCTTGAGGTTGATAGTGAGCTGTCGGAGTTCCAGAAAACAAGTAAGGTTTTGATTCACGTAAAGACTTCACTTGCTCCTCTAACCCTGTTACCACGCCATTATCATCAAGCTTTACTTGTTCTTGGTCAATAAATTTAAGAAGATCTTGTACATCACGAGCACCCGTTCCTGAAAGGCCAGTCACTAATGCGGCATTCTTTTTAGTTGACGCTAATTGATTATTGAGGTTTTGAGTATCTGTATCATACTGTTTCTGCAATTCATCAAGCTTAGCCGTCAACGTTTCACTGTCGCCAGCGTTCTTTTTCAAAGATTTAATATCTTTATCACGCTGAGTAATTTGTTCTTTCAATCCATCACGCTCTGCGATTACAGATTCAAGCTCTTGTTGAGCCTTCTGGCCGGCTTGAACATCAGTGCCGTGTAATTTCATCACACTGTCAACTTGTTCATCAGTTAAGCCCAACTTTTGCAATTCTTCTCTAGTCATACTTAATTACCTCTTTCGTTATTTGTAACGCGGGACGACCGCGTTCAAGGATTTGTGCTACATGCGCTGCAGCAGCGGTCAGTTAACGTCATCCCGGACGAAATAAATTAACTAAGTTGAATTCTTTTTTGATTCAAACAAAAACATTTACCAAACAAATTGACTTGGAACCACGAAACAGCGTATTTGACGCCGCTCTCTTCATACTTTGTTAGATAATGATGCATCACGATACCCCCTTAAACTTATTTGGTTTGCGCTAAAGCATATCCGGCTGTTGAAGTATTGTTGAACACTGCAGAACGTGTAACGCCAGTTGCTTTGCCAGTGTAATCAAACGAAAAACCAGTTGTAGTCGGTCTACAATCTATCACGTCATTAAAATGATAAGTCTGACCATTATTTGTAAATACAATTAATTCCATGTGCTTTCCTCCTAATTTTGGGTATAAAAAAAGCACTCACCATAATTGATGAATGCTTGTTAGGTTAATTTAATTGTTTTTACTTCGTTGCCCTCAAAAGTGAAGCTATAAACATCAGTCGTCATAACGAAATAATAATCAGAATGCTCATCGTCTGGCTCATCAACGACGTCAATAAAGCCACGCTCTACTTGACCATCTTTAAACCTAACCTCGACATTTTGGTGCAAATATTTCTTTCGGTAATCCAAACCATCTTTCATAGTTTCACTTCCTAATCTAAATCTGGAAATACATGAGTGCCTTTTTTGCCATACGCAATTCTGAAACTTTTAACATGAACTAATTGACCGTTGGCATCATGAACCCAGCCTACGTATTTATTAGTGTGATGGAATTCAAAATTACGTTGCCATTTATCTTTTCGGTTCAGCTTAATTATACCATTGCCAGCATGCTGATTAACAAGGTTTTGAACGTCTATCCCGTCATCAAAAAAACTTTTACCTTCAACATAAGAAGAACTATGGATATCATGTTTCTTTTGAAGGTTCTGATTTAATTCAAGCGGAAATTCACCAGATTTAATTCTGTTCTTAACTGACTGTATTACTTCGTTTCTAGCCTTTTCAGCAGCTTGCTCAAGCTTGTTATTGCGACCCCTTTTCCAATCGTCAAAACTAACATTATCAACTAAACGTCCTTTTCCATCTTCGCCACGTTCCCAGCGTTTTCCAACAGGCGGATAGTTAGAAACGACTGCAGTTGTTGTACAACGACACCAAGGATGGATTGGGGGATAATTCTCACCGTCCCGTTTGTCAGACATCTTGAACTCTCTGCCATCTAAGTGGCCACAGATATCACAAGTATGGCTTTCGAGTGTAGCCATATATTCGTATTTCTTAATGCCATCATCTTCGTACGATTGAAACGTTGCTGTTTCAGTAACGTGAGCCATTTCAGTATGAACTAATCGATGCCAATCAACCTGCTTGAATTTACCATATCTTTCCGCAAGCTGCTTGGCCATCTTTTTAGATCCATAACCCATGACAATACTTTCAGAGATTGATGACGTCAAAACATTAGGCAGATCAGAGTGAAGATCTTTCCAAATACGTTGACTAAAATTCTGATTCTTATACCAGGGCTTTTGAACTGCTAGCTGAATTTGTTTCTGATTGTAGCGAGAAAAGTTAGCATTAATTCCAGTTATACTTTCGTTCAAGTATGAGGTATGAAGATAAGTATCATCAAAGTTAGCCTCAAGTTCATCACCAAATCCTGCTTGAAATTGAGGAATCACTGGGGCAATCTGTTTGGCCAATTGAATTTGTAGTTGCTGTAACCTAGCTACTTGGGATTTGATATAAACGAGGTCAAGTTCTTGATCGTATCCACCTTGTTTAGCTTTCCTGATGAAATCATCAAGCTTCATTTCCCAAGTCTCACCTTTAGCAGATTTTAGGATTTGCGCTGCGGTGTTGAAATCAGTACCACTGGTTTTAGCATATCGCTTATACCATTTAATTAGCTGCTGATTAATCGTGCTATAAATCTGATCCATTTGTTTGATAGACTCAGCTTCATAAAGCGCCGATTGACGTTCAGCAGCCTGTTTAGTTTGAAGATAACGTCTCTGCCAGTAGTCACGATTATTCATCATCTACCTGCTCATCATCTTTACTCTTATCTTCATCAATGGGTGGTTGCGGTACAAAAGGATCAGGATGTTTGGCTTCATCGTCAGCATCTTTTTCTTGCTGCTCCAATTCCTCTTTCCAATCCTCAACTAATGGATTGGCTTTTGCAATAGAGGCTTTAGAAGTATGATCAGCTAATTTACTGATAATATCAGCACGCTCTGATTCGTTCTGAATACCAAACCGAGTCCAAGTTTGTTTGATCGGTTTATCTTTCAGACTAATGTCAAGATTGTCCGCAACTAATCTAATCAACTGGCTAATTGCAGGACGAAATTCAGCTTCTAGTTGGCCTGCTTTCAATTCAAGCTGACCGTATAACATCTTGATAGCAATACCAGTGATATTTGTTCCGGCTTTTAAATCGTTTGGATTAACACCTTGGCCTTGAATAAAGATGTTATTCATTGTTTCTGACAACAATTCCTTGCGGGCTTCAACTGGAATATCAATGGTTAATTTATCAAGCCCAGACTTATCATCGCCACCTTCATTCTCAAATTCAGCGAGCTTAAACTCACGAAGGTTCTGTAAAAACTCTTTTTTATTCATTCCGGAATAGTTTGTAAGGATTAAGATTACTTGCTGAACGTCCTCAACATCATTAATGAATCCGTTGTAGACAAGATCATAAGCATCAATAATTCCTTTATATTTCTGCAAGTCAGGTGATTTATCAGAATTATTGTTAAACGGTATAAATGGAACAACTCCAAAATCGTGGTTCATTGTAGCCACTTGATCAAGTTGATCAGAATTCACGCTATCAATGAGCCTTACGCTCTGGTTATAGACCATCTCAGCATACGTTGAGCCTTGCTTGCGCTTAAAGAACGTGGCTTCCTTATCAGTCCAATACTCATCATAAATATAAGTTTGACCATCATTGGGATCTAGCTGCTCATATGTGCGACGTACTGCCAATAATTCATTAGTCAAAGTTGATTTATAAATTGGCGTGATTTCATTGGCTGGAACAACTGCATATTTAAATTTATTTTCTTCAATCCATACATGAAGCCAACCCGTTCCGGCCAATGATGCTTCAACAATTAATCTATAGATAATTTTCAACCATTCATCGCCCAAGGCATTCATTACCTTCTCATTGGTTTTATCATCACCCAAATCAAGAACCGGTGGCTTACTACCTACATAAGCCGCTTTCTGGTCAACAAGAATCTGGTGAAAATTGGAGCTGACTCTACTGTCATGCTTATGCAGTGGATCATCAGGTTTCTCTTTCTCCTGGTCAGCTTTACTTTTTTGGCTTCGATTTGGCAAAACGATATCATTCATGTTCCGATAGTACCGAAGTGATTCACGGTAACGATGATCATTATCGACTAACGCTGAATCTGTTTGTTCAAATACCTTCTTAGCTTGTTCAAGATCCATTTAAATTCTCACTTCCCCCAAAATTGACTATGTCTATTTCTTGGCTCAATTACTGTTGAATACATGTACCTATCAGCGTCAAGCCCGTGATCGTTTTGTTTAACTGGCTTATCCTCGCCACGATCAGCTGCTTTGGCATCCCAAATGTAAGAATGAATTTCTCGCAGAGTATTAACTGATTTTGAACTCCACTTCATTACACCGTCGGACATTGCTGACATCATTCCACGAATGCCATCTAAAACCTTGTTTTTGGCGTTTTTAACGTTGAACCCATGCTGTTTTAACTCTGTCTTAAAAGACTTCGCAGACGGGTCGAGAATGACTCTGACAGTGTCTTTAGATAAATGATTATCTTCATAGAACTTCTCAAGATCATCAGCATACTCTGAATCAGTTCGTTGAATTTGGCTTTCACGTCCAGAATAGTAATACTCGCCAGTGTTATACCAGGTATCTTTATACAGGCTCCATAGTTTAAACGCAGTGGCGTTCATAGTACCGTAGTCAATGCTGACCCACTGCTCATCAAATTTAGTGCCATCAGGTAAATCAACCACCATAGTTTCCTGGTCAAAGTTGGAATAAATCACACCCTCGGCCATAACCCATAGGCCTTGAATATATCTCTGATAGAAAACTCCACTATACATTCGCTTGTAGCGCTCAATTGTTCGTTGTGTTAAAGAGGGATTATCACTCATCATGAAGTGTAAATGAACTGCACGCTTAGCTTCTAACTGATCTATCCATTCAAGTTTGAACCAATGATAAGGGCCAGCAGGATTGCAGTTAAACCAAAACTTACCGCCATCAACAGATACACGTGATGTTGCCTGATTAACAAATGATTCAGGCATTAATGCAACTTCATCAAAAAAGAACCCAGCAGCTGTAATACCCTGCACCAGGTCCTGTGATGATTCATCTTTACCACCAAACAAAAAGTAATAGTTAGTTACACCATGCTTGCTGATTTCCAGCATGTTCTCTGTCCGATGATCAATAACTTGATATTTTCGGCCTAACAACATTTTCTTTAACGGCCGGATAACGTTTCTTCTTAACGAGCCTATCGTCTTACCGGCGATACCGAACTGCTGATCATTGAATTCTTCCATTGACCAAATAATATATGACAACGACATAACTGAGGTCTTACCAGCACGAACAGAACCGTCAGCAATAATTGCATCGTTATCTTTGGTCTCCGGATAACGCCACCAGGTGAGGACTTGCAACTGTTTCTTTGAGAATTTCTTGAAGTGAAAAACAACGTTAGTCCTCTTCATTATTATCACTCCAAGCACTCTTAGCAGCTTCGTTGATCGCTTCCATAAAGCCGTCATCTTCATCTTGAATATCATCAATTTCGAGATTATCCAAACTGGCTTTATCAATAATGTATTGTGCGGCATTATACCTGACCATTTCAGATCTCGCACTCAATAAATCACGCATGGTCAAAATGGCTTCTGATACTAAATCATGGAGCATATACTGGTTATATTCGTTTTGAGCACGAACAAATTTTTCAGTTGACTTCCAAGCCGAAATAGTTTGTGGAGCAACCTTAACTTTTTCTGCAATGTCTGTTTGTTTCATGTGAGCAAACAACAACATTACCGTCATTTGTTGCCTTTTGGGTAACGAATAGAAAGTGCTCAAACTTCTTATTTTTTCTGATTTCACATAAACCACCACACCTCCAAATTTAGAGTATAAAAAAAGACATCCAAAGATGTCTTTAACTACGTCTATTCCAACACAAGAATGCCGCCAAAATTATTATTAAGATTAATAATATAAGTAATAAACGTACATTATTTGAGCCTGCGATACTTAAGATGATCATCAATTCCGGTCTCCTTTTTTATCGTCTTACAAATTTTGCGATATTTGGACTCGTTTTTTGAAAAATCATTAAATTTTATTTTTAATAAGTCCATTGGCATAGTATCTTGGCCAGTATAATCAGACTTTAAACTTGCAACTATATATGCAACGCATACTAGCGTACCATTGTCATTAATATCTCCACGATAATTTTTGTACATGTATATTGATAATAGTTTTACGGTTCTCGCCGATCCATATTGCATAATAAACTGCATTCTATCATTAAGCTTTTTAACTTGCTGATCATTGGTTTCTCCGTCATCATTTGATAACTCTTTTGCTTTTGCTTCTGGATCAACAAGAAATTCTGTCCACCATTCTAAATTCTTTTTTATATCCCCGCCATTATCCTGACGATAATATTGATCTATTTGTAATCGCTGAGCAGCATCAGATGTTCGATAATCATGTTCCTTCGACATAAACATCTCAGGGCTCTTCTTTATCCAAAATAATACTATAACGATCAATATCACAATTAGAATTGAATTATAATCAAAATTTTTGAAAAGCCAATCGAGCATTGTATCCACTAGTATCACCTCAAGATAATATTTAAATTCATGATTGAATATTATCACAGATTTATATTGACATAAACAAAATTTAAATAAGTATTTGATAATCAAATCATCAAGTGTTGATACAAAAAAAGCGAACCAAGCTCTGTCCGCTTTCGTGTGACCTTTAACTTTCTCTGATTGGGAGAACCGCACGAAACGGAATCGAACCGTTATTTAACACCAGCCGTGCAAGTCTAATGTTGGCCGACAACTTTAGACTGATTTGCGTTAGTGAGCAGGTTTTCCGCCCTGATCACTCACTCCTCATTCTTTCGATGTTAACAATATAACATCAGTAAACTCCAGAAGTACTCCAGAAATTATCCAAGTTCACTCCATTTTTTATCCAGAAATTGTCCAGAAATCATCCAAACTCTGCTTCACTTTCCATATAAACCGTGCAATGAAGGCGACGAGACACCTGTAATAAAGCAGTGCGCTTATTATCAAAATATTTCGAAGCGGAAATATCTAGACGATCGATGGCATCCATATCTGGATGATTGCTCTCTAACCCCTCACAATAACGAGCCCTTAATAATTCTTGAAACATCTGCTTAGGAATTGCTGCGATTGCTCCATCTATCCAATCGACATATTGCTGAGCCGATTCTTTTTGTTCGATGTACCGTTGAGCATAAGGGTCATTATTAGCTGTACTTGCTGGTAGTCCATCGCTCCAAGCAGAAGTTATTTTCTGATTAACTGGCATTCTGGCAATACCACGAGCAGTACGATAATCGCTTAATATCTTTTCAGCAGCCGCTCGCGTTTCAACTTCATCAATTACAATCACCAAACAGCAACTCCTTATGTTAAAATTAATTTGTCGTATTAATTGATAAGTAGCTGCCAATAGGTGGCTTTTTTTGTGCCCAATTATTCTTCTGATTTCTCATTCTTCTGATTCATTTGAGTAATCCAAGCAGCGGCGTAAGGCGCGAATTTGTCGCGAGCTTTATTCAATTCATTCAACATTGCAATTGTTGACATTTTCATGATCTTTGCGATTTCATCAAATTCATAGCCTTCGCTAACTTTATATATAACACTTTTAACATCAAAATCAGGATAATCAATCTTTTCAGCTAGTAAGAACTGATCGACATCTCTAGCAGAAATAATAACTTTTTGATCTTGATAATTTGAACCACCAACATCTAGTGAAGTCTGTTCCACTTCAGAACATTTCCAGACGCCATCTTCATCAGGTGCATAAGTAAATCTTGATTGACCGGTTTCAATATCACTTTGCTGATTGAAACTCAATTCTGCTGATTCCAATAAGATTGAAACATCAGCACGTTCTTTTAAATCATTAAGTTCAACTAAACTCTTACCAAGTTGGCTAGTGCCAGCTTTAATCTTTACAACTACGTTTTCTTTATTATCAATACTAATGCTGTCGATTTCTCCATAAAAATTTAAACTCATAATCTTCCTCCTAAAATAAGTCCTTAAAATCATCATCTTTAAAGTTCTTCATTAATTCTTTATGAATCCTGCGCTGCACTCCTAAATTGTAAACAAACGTAACAATTGAAATTAGGATTACTACTGCGATCGCAAAAGCAATTAGTCCCAAAATGATAGTCAAAATTATTTCCATCTCTACCTCCTAGTAATTAGTAGCCTCAATCCATGAATAATTGAAGTCAGTTTTATGAAGTGGGTCTTTATCACTCAAAGGCTTAGTTACGCCCTGTGCAATCGTTTTGAATTCATGGGCCAATATTACTAATGCTTCAACAGGGACGCCGTATCGAGCGGCAAACAACCTAAAACGAAGCTTGTTACCTTGGTCAATTCCATAAGGTCCAAAACTGTTTTTAACGTCGTAAACGTGAATCATTTGGCCATACTCATCGTAGATAACGAAGTCCGGTTTATAGCTAATTGCTGATATTTTTGTTTTTTTCGTTCCTGGTATCTGAGTTAATTCTTGGAGTAGATAAGATGGATGAACTTCAAATCTATAACCGCAATTCTTAACGAATTTGCGATAGAATTGGTCTTCTTTTTCTGAATCAAATACATATCCATCACGATTAATTTTATTGCCGTGTTTATTGATAGCAGTTGGAGATTTTTTAATCATCTGTCTTAGTCTCGCTTTCAAATTCATAAAAGAAAGAGGGATCTTCAACGTTCTGATATTCCAAATTACCGTTGTCATACTCAATTAATATGACGGATCTTTTTAAATCATCAGAACGTTTGCTTAGATATAATGACTTAATCTGACCAATTCCAACACAGAATTCCCAATCTTTGGATCTAACGCTCATCAGCTTATATTTTGTCTTCACTCTTTCTTTTTCAAACGTTTTATTCCGAATATAATGATCAACAATATCAGTGGCAATATATCCTAAATAAGCCAGGCATACGATTAGAACACCCCAGAATAACAGGATTAAATTAAGCGTATAGTTCCACGCAATGAGGATCATTATGATTCCAATAACTATTGTTGCGAACCATATAAGTTCTAATGTCTTATATGTTTTTTCTTTCATTACTCTGCCTCCCGATCATAATAGGGTTCACGGGCTACATAATACTCACCAGCAGTATTTGCTACACCAAATTGACCAGGAACCGCTGAATTTAAGAATAGGTGCTCACGACAATTGGGACAGGTAATGTAACGATTACCATAACTAGTAGTTATTTGATCCGTGTGGCCACAGATTGAACAATTAACACCGACTAAAACTTGATCACCCCAGTTTGGCCGTTCAGACTTATTAATTACCTCATCAGCTGATTTATGAACTTCACGATCAATGTGCTCATCGAGTTCTGCACCGCGATTTTTAAAATGCTTATCTAATTTAGTGGCCAACTCTTCCGCATCAATTTTTGGTTCATTAACTTCATTTTTTTGTTTTGAGGTAGTCGCTTCAACCGGCTCTGCTGCTGCATTTGTTGTTATGTCGGTCTTGGCCAAAACTTCTCTAACTAAGATGACCAATGTTTCATCTTCTAGTTTTGCGTTTTCTAGGCTGACAGATACACCAGATTCATTTTTAATAACAACCTTCATTACTTAACCTCCATAATTTTAATATTGCGAATGTGATTGGCATTCGTTCCGACTTGGCCAACTTGTAACCAATTGTTGTCGTCAATAAATGGCCGTTCCTTTTGCTGAACTTTATGGGTGATTAACATATCGTCCTCATCAATATAGGTAACAACCCAATTAGTAACTTTTTCCATTTTTACACCTACTTCGGAATACTTGGCTTGGCCGAGTAATTTTCTCTAAATACATCGCTAAGACGGCGGCCACACATTGGACAATAATAAATTTCAACGTCATCAAAATCCGAATTATGATTGATACCTAGCATCGCACAGTTTCTTTTTGAAAAAGTTGCTCTTGTAACTTTGACAGTAAACTCATCTCTGCCCTCTGCTAGAATTGGATAACCATCATATCTTTCTTTAATGTCACAATATTTACACACTGTTAATCCACCTCTTTTAAATCAATCGCATAACCATAAGCAATCGTTTCGTTAAATTCTTCAATTCTTGCTAATAAGTCAGCGCAATCAGTCTGATTTAATTTCAAAACTTGATTAAGCTGGTAATTTGTAAGGAAATGAGAATTAAAACTATCCAGCCAACCTTGTTCAATCGCGGTAATTTTAAATTTCTTAATCATAAATCTTCAACCTCCACATTAATCGATTCAAATCTATACCAACCCTCGTCAATACGATCATTATGCTCATCGCAGAATTCTTGAGCAGCTTGTGGCGTTGAAAATCCTGTGATAATGAATACTTCGTCATAACACTGCCAATACACTACATAAACGTTCATTGCTTATTCCTCCATCAACTTCCAAATAATTACCAGCACAAAAATGAAGACAATGATCAGCGCAACAAGGGGCAACCAGTCGCTGAAGAACAACGTTGTGATCAAAATTATGATGCTGATAAAAGCGGCAATAATATTGAACAATTACACACCCTCCGTTAAAGGTGGCAACCAATACCAACCGCGTGCGCAAACAATTTCAAAATGATCATCTGGATAATTATCTCTAAATTGATTCAGTGCGCCTTTAGCTGATGCCTTATGGCCATAGTAGTTACTAACGATCTGAATATCGTTGTATTCGCTAACTGAAGCTACTGCGTAAACAACTGGAGTATCACCTGCTATTTTCATTCTTATCCTTCTTTCCCGACGAATTTAAAGCGGCTAATTTTTCAGCAATACTTTGCCGATCAACCGTAGGTTGTTGTTCAACTTTTACTTGTTCCTCATTTTTCAGCCAAGATGGCGTAACCCCAACCTGCTGACTGGCTTTAACTTGACGCGGAGTCCTAGCTGCTGATTGTTTTTGTGCTTCACGCTGTTTTTCAGCATTCTCAACATCTTGAACAGTAGTAAATTTCTTGTTATACCAGTTTTTTAAAATCGAATTAGCATAGTTGTACTTTCTAACACCGTTATCGACTGCCACATTTAATGCTTGGATAATGAGCTTTACAGCGTCGTCATTTGATGAACCAATCTGTTTAAAATCATCAATCCAATAATCAAAATCTTCCCAGGTCTTAGGTGGCATGGTTCCAAATCCGTTTTGTTGCCAAAAATCATTAATTGAGTTGACTGATAATGATGATGATAAATTCTTATCATTCTTTAAGTTCTTGTCATTCTTGTATGTGGCGGGTTGTTGGCGACTTGTTGGCGGGTTGTTGGCGGAGTGCTGTGCAACTTCTTGATACTCTGACCAGTTAATCACTGTAACCACGCTATATTTCGTCGTTGTTTTGATGTGCAACATTTGCATGTTTTCTAATTTCTTCAACAATCTCCACGAAGAATCAGCAGAAATTTGATGGCGCTTTTGAGCACCGTAATTGTACTCAACCCCTATTGCCGTGCGCCCCGTGACGAATTCACCGCTGTGCAAAAGTATTTTTTTACCATTAAAGTTGAATGTACTTTCATCATGACTCGCTTTAGTCAGACACAAAATCCACATCTTTAATAAATTAGGATCTGACCAAACAAGCGAATCAGTTATTTTTCTGTAAACTTTTATCCAGCCTTGTTTGGCCACTTAGATCACCGCCCTGCTATTTTGACAGGAACACCTGTTAATTCTTGGACAGCTTTCTTAAATCGTTCCGGATCGCCATTGGTGGCACTAACATGAATTAAAGTTATCTCTTGCAAACTCGGCGAAGCATTGGCCTTGATAAATTCCAGCGAGCTCTTCATCTCAAAATGACTGGTTAAAATTCGGTTGTGTAAACTATGGTTTAATTGACCTTCAACATCATTCTCGACCGCAACATCTTGCGCGTAATTCATTTCAACCAGCATGTGTGTGACATGATTAAAATGATATTTAACAAAATAAGTATCAGTGACGTAAACTAATCGTTCGCCTGTCTTACCATTGTCAAAAACATACCCAACTGGCTGTGCTGCATCATGTGCAACCGGAAATGCTGTAATTATCCAATCACCAATTTTTATAGGATCAAACTCCTGGACAATTTGAACTCGATAACTAGAAGCCAACTTAAGCGCTCTGGCCGTTCCACGAGTTAAATAAATTGGAAACGAAGTTCGTTCAAGATACTGTTTAATGAATTTAGAATGATCACCATGCTCATGAGTAATAAACATGCCACCAATTTGACCGAGCTGGAATTTCAACCGAGGGGCAACCAAGTTATAACTAATTCCTGCCTCGATCATTAATTGGGTTTCACCGTCATCAATTAAATAGCCATTACCTGAACTTCCGCTTCCAAATACTGTTGTCTCAATCAAAATGGATCATCCTCTACTTCATTAGTTGGTTGTGGCTCTGGAGTAACGTCTGGCTCCGGTTCTTCATCTGGGCCATATGTTTCAGGCATATCAGACTGTACGACTTCATCAGGTTCTTCAGCAGTAACTTCTGGTTCATGTTCAATTGTCTTGGCCTCAGTAACGGTATCAAAATCAGTTTGATTGGCTTCTTCAGTAACATCGCGGCGCATGGCCTCATAGTTACCATCTGTCGATTTATCGTATTCCATTGCAATAAAACCATTGCTGAAGTCCTTTGGAATTTTCTTAACAACGTTATTTCGCATTTTTCGCAGAATCATTGATTCACGTGATTGTGGTGAGGACCAAGCTGGTGAAATCTTTCCTAGTTTAACCAGATCTGGATCGCCGAGAATTTCATCAAGCGTCATACCTTCAGCCTTATCCATAAAATCCTGTTTAGCATTGCTATGATCCCACATCAAATTATTCGCAACATGAGCTAATAAATTCCGTTTAACATCGGCACGTTCGCCAATATAGTAATTAACCTCACCGTTGTTGAATTCGATTGGATAAACAACACGAATGACTTTTCCACGACCCGTTTCAGTCCATGCTGGTGGTGTCATTTTTAAACCCTGGTGTTTTGGATATTCAAATTCATCTTCTTCTCGAACAACCCAATACGGATAAACATTTTTAACACCGCGGCCAAAACGAGCTAGTAAGGCATCATTGCCATCGCCTTCGATATTCATTTCAACAACTTGATGCTTGGCACCGCTTTTGTCTTTTTTATTACGAACAATAAAGTAAACTTCTCGTGGGTCAGCAGACGCATTTAACTCAAGCGCAGCTACCTGCAACAGAATGTTAGTGATATTGCTATGATCAATGTCGTTAATCGATAAGGAGTTATCGCTAAGCATTGTGCTAATTGCTGTCATAGCATTTAGTGTTACGGTACGTTGGTAGTCAGTCATTGAGATGCCGTTTCCTTGAAGCTGTTCAGCAATCATTGGCATGAACACGTCGTTTACCTTGGCTAATTGAGACTTATAAGTTGTTGCTGGTGTATTTTCAGTCATTATTATTTCTCCTCTACTCTAAGTTGTTCATCTTCACTAACAATTAACGCAATCTGCTGCGCTTCGGTTGGCATAATGTCATTAACTGATTCAGCATTGTCGATAAAAATTGGCGCTTCAATGTGATATTTCTCAGATAAAACGTTGATAATATCCAAACCGGCATTAATTTTTGCTCCAGAATTCAGATCTGTTGAATAAGGAACACCGTTAACAGTAGCCTCTGCAACATCTTTAATCTCGCCGTTCTTTTGAACATCAAACAGTTTGAAATTAACTTTCTTGAACAACGAATTAATCTTGTCTTCAAGTAAATGTGCCTTAACGCGAGTAAACTCTTGCAAGAGATAATCCTGGCCATCAAGCTTTTGAGCAGTGGCTTTTAAATCAACTTCTTCTTGCTTAAGTTCTTCAATACGAGTCTCTTGAATTTCAACTTGTTCAATTTTTGATAACTCAGCATTAACTTGTGCCAAACCGGCTTGTTGAGATTCTAGTTCTGTTTGTAATTCTTGAAGATGATCTGAATTAATTTCAGCTTTATCAGCACTCTCAAGCGACTTAATTTGAGCCATAATTGACGCGTAGTCGTCTGTGTCTTCAAACGCTGTAACTTGTTCGTTTGCTTTGTTATATTCATCTTGCAAGCTCATAAGACGTTTTTGAGCATCGAGATAATTCTTATTCGTTGAATCTTTCTCAACAGTTGCTTGCTTAATTCCTGCTTCGGTAATTGCAATATCTTGAGCAGTTTGTTTACCATCTTTAATCAACTCAGCTAATTTAGTTGAATGATTAACATTGAACTCTTTACGTAAGTTTTCAGCTTCGCCTTCTTGTAGCGGCTGATGACAGGTGGGACAAATCAAATCTGATTCATTAAAAGCAATATTTTTCTCATAATGATATTGATCTAACAAATTTTGTTTTTCAGACTTCAAACGTTCTAATCTAGAAGATTGAAGCTGCACCGAATTAGTCAATTTCATCAGCTGCGAATGTAATTCGTTAACAATATCTTGTTGCTTGTTTACATCAGTCCGAAGACCAGAAAGCTGTAAATTAACTGATTCTTGATAGGAGCGTTGTTTGATTGTCAGATCAAGTTTAAGTTTCTCAATCTGCTTGCTGCGATCAACATCAGCATCCAAAGAATTACGATGGCTAATTTGTTCTTGTAAGGCTGAAACTGTGTCCTGATAGACTTCTTTCATTCCAGTTAACTCATGACGATCGGTATTCTTCATCAGTTCAGGCTTGGCCCGTTCTGCCTCATCAATTCTGGCCGGAATACCATCAATTTTCTTCTTAAGTTCTTTACGCTGATATTTGATGGATTCTTTAGTATCACTGATAGAGTGGCCGCCTAGAATTTCTGTTAGTCCTTTCAAATTCTCATCGCTATCAATAACTTCTTGATCCGTTAAATCACTGAATAGATCAAGCAATATTTTGCGACGGTTCTTCATATCCAAACGATTAAAAGCAGCTGGATCAGTAATTAATCGGAACAATTCTTCATCGACTAATGCCCTTATTGCAGTCTGATATTCGCCGACCTTTTTTGGGATTGAATCAATCATTAATTGAGTAATATCAGACTTACGAGTTCGTTCTAACTGGCCTTTCGGCTGAACCCAGTTCTCTTTAAGCTCCCGTCTAAATGTGTGCTGAACACTGTCAATTTCAAGAATGGCTTCAACAAGTGGCTCAGCTCCGATAATTTCTTGGTTATTGGAATCTAATGGTTTGGCATTAAACTTGGTTACATCGCCTGAATTCTTGCCAAATAGCAGCCAAGTAAATGCATCAAACAATGTTGTTTTTCCAGTCGCATTTTTTCCGAAAACTCGAATATCATGACCGTTCGGCTCTAGCTTGAAATCTTTGACACCTTTGAAATTATGAATTTCAAGGCTTATCAACTTAATTTCCATATGTTACAATCTCCTTGAATGTATTTGTTTTGGCTACTACTCATGGCGGTGAGTGGTAGCTTTTTTTGTGTTCTTTCCGAAGAATACTTCTTGGTTAACGATGATCCACATGAACATTGCGCCAAATAATAAATCACTAAAACTTTGACGAATTCCTACTGGAATAACCATACCGATTAGTAACGTGATAATTACTAGTATTAACTTGCTGTACTTCATAATTAATCCCACCCTTTTCCTTGAATCTTGCTCCAGTTCTGATCAATCCAAAAAGCTATTTCTCGTGCTTGGATCTTATATGGAGCGTTTGACTTTTCATCATTACTCGCGGCCGGAAACTTAACTGGACCGCCGTATTTAACATCAAGCACACGACGATTGGGCTTTAGTACATATTTGCTAACAAACTTTGTATCGCGTTTAACCATTTTTGAAACTTCGCTCAAGCCCCATGTGATGCCGTAAAGATCAGGTCTTACAAATTCCGGCACTTTTGGAAACTCCAATTGATTTTGTAACTTCGTTCTAGGCATAAAACTACCTCCTAGTTATTAATCATTGCTGCTACTTGTTGTGCCGAATGTTTAGCTGCTTTTTCAGACCAGACAGTTAATTCGTTCTCGTTCAAGTAGTTTGCTGTTGCTTCAACGTAGCAACGGGCATTGCCATATGCCTGGGCAATATAACTGATTTTTTGTTCACGATTCATTTGTGATGTTCCTTTCATGGTGGGATAATTTGTTTATCTCAATATAAGGTGGTGATACAAGATGAAAATAGATAAAGCTTTCGAATCCCTTTTTAAAGAACTTGAAAGTATATCAACTGAATACATTGTTATTCGTAATGGTGTACAGGCTGGAACAATTAAGGGAGCAATTTTAAAGGACCATGAAATTCAAACCATTCCAGGAATAAAAATTCTAGATGGTGATGAATTAAAAACAGATGATCAAATTTTAGTTGCCGACTCTATACAGCCTTTGCCAGGTCCTAATGGAGAAAATAACGGTTATTTGATTAGATATCTGACACAACGAGATATAGCAAATCAGGAAAAGCGTGTAGGAATTTCAGTTGGTACAATCAATGGAGATGCTGTTGTCTCAAGCGGTTCAAATAACACGATTAATTTCAAATCAACTGATTTATCAACGATTAAGGAGTTGCTTGATTCTAAATCTGAAATTTCTCAAGAAGAAAAAGAAGAGTTAACTCAGCTTATTGAAACTATCATTAACAACAACATGCCCGTTTCCAAAGGGTCTTTTGGCAAGTTCAAATCAATTTTTGATAAATATTCAGATGTTGCCCTTACTGTTAGAGCCTTTATCATTAAGTGGCTTTCCACGAAAAACTAATCTCTGGTCAAGTTGGAGCGGAATTGTGCCAACCTGCATACCACCAAAAAATAAATTTAAGCTCCAAGGTGTCTCTTCACTTGATTTAGAATCAAGTGTTTGCTTTTGTTTCAAAAAAGTTTCGATTTTATTTGTAATCTCAGCCACATTAACCCCGCGTTCCTTGCTACCGCAAATAGCTTGGAGCGCATTTTTGATTTCTGCTGGCGTACCTTCAATTGTTAATTTCATTTACTAATCTCCTCTGAAATCATTTGTGGTCCATTTTGATCAACAATAAAAAGTTCAATGTGTTAACAATCAGATTTAATATCAAAACAACGGTTAGCATTACTCAGCCTCCTGAATATCTAAATCCTGTTCAATGAGCGGCAGGTAGTTATGAAGTTTTAACAACTCATACAAGCCTAACCGCCCTTTTTGTGTCCACTTAGTATTAAGAACGGCCTTTTCAGTACCATCTTTACGTTTAACCATCGTCGTTTCTGATTGTGTCCAGCCAGTCGTTTGATATTTGGAGTAAAGTAGCCAAGTCTTACCTTGTTTGTATTGAACTCCTAAGCGGTGCAGCAAGTTATTCATTGCTGTTCCACTCATGCCGTAATCCTTAGCAATTACTGAAATAGCAACTAATGCTTTATTAGACAAAATACGATCGTAGTATGTTACCTTAGGCTTCATTTCTTGAACTTGTTGTTCTGCGATTAATCGGCCAGTTCGTTCTTCTTTAAGCTGAGTGGCCAGCTTGATGATTGTGTCTGGATCAGTAAGAACCTCTTCAATTTTTTGATTGGTTAGATATGCACCGTGCTTGCGAATAGTCGGGAGCACTTCGCTTGTAACCCAACGTTTAAATTCTTTAGCACTTGGTAGCTTGCTTGAAAGAATCAAACTATACAATCCGGATTCGTTGATGACTGTCATGTTGCGCTTTTGACCTGATGCACTGATATGGTGCGTTAGCTTATCTTCATCATCTACGTGATTTCTAATTGCATTGTCAGAGCGTTCATACCCAAGAATATCGGCTACATCCTTGCCAACAAAATATGGCTCATTATTAATTGATAATGTTCTGACGCTATTTCCTTTGAAATCAAAATTTTGTAGTTCGCTCATTGTGATACTCCTTTCTATTTGAGATAATTACCTCGAAAAGAGGTGATTACATGTTAGATATTCATTTGAAAGATCAGACAGTTGTTTCTGTCTCAAAATTTGAAAAAGTCGTATATTCCATGAGTGGTTCACGATATGAACTGAGCTCTGAGCAATTTGACTCTTTCAGAATTTTTGATGCAGCAACATATAACTTTGAAGGTTCAAATAAAATTTCGGTCCGCGGCGATCAAATTTTATTCGTAGAATTAAGCAATAGTTAATACTCGTAGAAGTTCTGAAATGGCTATTATCATTTCAGGACTTTTTTCATCATCGGATTGAAGATAATCTTTTGAAAAATTAATTGCTATAGTTTTTAATTCGTCCATTCCCTCACCTCCTAAAGTCCGTATTTCTTTTGTAAATACTCGTAAATATCATTAACTAATGATTCGGATGCATTGGTAACTGATTGTGCATTCAAAGATAAACTTACAAACGTTCTAGATTTGCCAAATTGTTTTGCCAAAGTAGTTTGTGTTTCTTGCTTTTTATGAGAACCTAGCCAAGAAAGAATCGCTTTAGCACGTTCATTTGTTTCTGTTCGAATAAACATTGTTAGCCTCCTTTGTATTTTTTGTTAAATATTGTTAAGAAAATTTTTCTAGAATACTTGTTTTTTCTATAATTAAGTTCTAGAATGAAAGCATAGTTAAATAAGCAACAAGTTACTATTCATCGCCCTCCAAGTTGATTAATAGCTATTTTTGTTTGCTTTAGTTAATAACAATATTTCTTAACAAAGATTATTCTAGAACTATTTTATAGATTTGTCAAATTAAATCTAAAATTATTTTCTAGTATTTTTGTTCAAGAGCGAAAGGATACTACTATGACGCTGTTTGAACGCACAAAAGAACTTGCAAAAAAGCGAGGTTTCTCCCTAGCTGAGGTTGAACGTAAGGCAGAACTTAGCGAAAATTATTTATATACCTGGAAAAGAACAGATAATCCTCGAAAAGGCAGCTTAGAAGCGGTCGCACGCGTTTTAGGTGTTACTCCGGAATACCTGCTTAATGGCAATAAGGAAGATAGCTCAAAAAACGAGCCCACCCATATTAATGTGGATGAGATTGTTGAGAATATGGGGTTACTGACTTCGCGAAAGTATGCATTATCTGATGAGGATCGCGCCGCTATCAGCGCAATGGTTAAAGGATATTTAGAAACTAAAGAAGGTCAGGATCGTTTACGCAAATATGGTAACTACAATTCTGATGGTTCTCGTAAAGAAGAGTGATTGTGTGATTTATTCTTGTTTAGATGAGGCATTAAAGGACATTGAATCAACCAACATATTTTCAGTTGAAGAGCTGATTAAGCATTATGATATCTCAGTTAATTACGGCGCAATGACTGATAACATCGATGGTTTTTCCGTCCCCTCGGTTCGTGCTATATTTATTGATCAATGGTATGCAGATAGACCAGAAGCCAGTTATCCACTTGCCCACGAACTAACGCACTGTTTATTAGATGATGAGGCTTGTCCACTGATTAACGACTCTTTTACTTTTGATAGTAAAGTCGAAAACAATGCTGATATTGGTGCTCTATATTTATTAGCTAGACAATACAGCAATCTTAATGATGTCGACTATAAGGATATTGCACCGTATACGTTATTAGATAGATATTCTGTTTCAAGTAAACATTATCTTCAATCAGAAATTGCATTGCGTAAATTATGTAAAATCATGGCATAAAAAAATACCCCACTCGTGGGCCGAGTGAGGCATTGATGATAATTAACACAAATATATTATATCAGAATAAGTCTGATGTTGGAGGAATAGCTATGGGATTCTTTGACAAAGCAAAGCAAGCACTAAAAGAGTCAGTTCAAGAAGGCCAACAAAATGTTAAATCATCAATTCAATCACAGACAGAATTAATTAATAAAACTACTCAATCATCAACATCTCGATTAAGCAATAAATTAGAGGCAATACAAGAACAAGCCAATGAAGCGGCAGCTAGACAACAAAACGAAGTTGATGAGATTCGATTGAAGAAAGCAACAGCAAAAGTTGATCGGGATGTTTTACCAGATATTGATAAGGAACGGGTTATTGGCAAGGCACCAGTTTATTTTCAAAATAATTATTCAAAGAAACTAGTTGGGGCCACAATAATAACACCAAAAATCTATCAGTTAGATGACTCAACAGTAACTTTCTCTTTGTCACACGCTATACTTTTTGAGTTAATAAGTATGAGTTTTGCTGGACCAGTCTACCATGAAGAAACTATTCAGAAAGAACTCTCTCCAGCAACTAAAACAACAGTTAAAAAGAAACATCATGGTATTGCTGGGACAGTTATTGGCACTGTTCTTGCCCCGGGTGTTGGAACTATCGCTGGAGCGGTAGTTGGTTCACATACCGGAAAAGATAAAATTACGGATGGACATGCAGCGAAAGTTTCAACATCAACAAAACAAGTAGAAGACGGTGCACCACTAACGCTTGAATTAAGACGCTTGGACAACGATGAACACATCACTTTAGTCTTAGCTGCACGAACAAAAGATTATGACCGCATTCGCAGTGAAATTAAAGTACCGGAAGTCAAAGATGATAATGACGAGCATTCCGAAAGTATTTCTGATGAAGCAGTAAATCAATTGAAGAAAATAAAGGATCTACTTGATTCTGGAATATTGACACAAGAAGAATTCGATACAAAAAAGAAACAAATTCTAAATCTATAGTCCATTCTTCCACTCTGGTGACTAGCATTGGTTCGATTCCAATGGTGGATCTAAACCAGTCGAAATCGACGGGTTTAAAAAAAGCTATATCCCCTAACTTTGGCGAGTCGGGATATAGCTAAACGTCAAAAAGTGTACTTAAGTACGCGCTTTTTGTGTACCCTAATTTTAGCATTTTAAGGAGGATTTATCTATGACAGTTTTTAAACGTAAAGATAGAAAGGAAAAGCCCTGGGTATTTCGATATAAATATATTGATTCAAAAGGTAATGAAAAAACAAAGAATGAATCTTTTGCTACTAAAGCCCTAGCCAAAAAAGCAGAGGCAAAATTCATTGTTGACAGCGGTGGTGCTGTAAAGATCGATCCATCTATTACAGTCGCCGATTATTACGATGACTGGGTTAAAACCTTCAAGTCTAAATCAGTCTCAGCTAATACTATGAGTAAGTATGCAACTTCTGGAGTTAATATTCGCAAATATTTCGGTAATACTAAGATGGTTGAACTAACACGTACACTCTACCAGCAATTCATTAACTGGTACATTGATGATGATTATGGCCATAAACATTCTAAACAGTCTGTTGAGAAGCTTCATTCTCACGCACACCAAGCAATTCAGGAAGCAGCTATTGAAGGATTAATTACTCAAGATGTTGCACTGAAGCCCCAGCTAGGTGGTCAAGATGGTAAACCGGCTTCGACTAAGTTCTTAGACGAAGCCCAATTTGAGAAGCTTCGTGACTATGCTAATAAGTTTGCTGATCCATCAAGAATTGGATTAATGATGACTCAATTTGCAATTTATACTGGTGCTCGTATTGGCGAGATTGGTGGGATGACGTGGGATGATATTGACGAGAAGAATAGCACAATAACAATCAATAAGACTTATCAATATGCAACATTTAAGCCGGAACGTGACAAAGATAATCGTGTTAAGTGGCCAGATAATCGCAAAAAAGTATTTGGCCCAACTAAAACTGCTGCTTCTGTTAGAACTATTGCTGTTAGTCCTACTTTAATCAACAGCTTGCATACGCTCATATTAGCCCAGAAAATCAAAGTTAAAGATAACCCCTATCATTTACTCTTCTTAGGACCAGACGGCGTACCACCAGCAAGCAATGATGCAAATAAGGAAATGAGACGCGCCATGAAGCATTTGAAGATTGAGAAAGATAAGTTTACCTTTCATGGACTACGCCATAGTCACGGAAGCTATTTATTAAGTAAAGGCGTTGATTTGAAATATGTATCTGTTCGACTTGGTCACGAAAATATTGGAATTACAATTAAAATTTACACTCACGTATTAGATCGATTCAAAAAAGAAGAAGAAATAAAAGCTGTTCAAGTTTTGTAACCAATATGGAGGCTGTAACCCTTGCGACACAAAAGATTGGTAGATATTGAGTTACCCGATTTGTTAACCAAGCACCAAAAAATACGCTTCTGGTTAACTTTGGTTAACTTTGTTACTCCGAACTCCCCTTAACTATACTTTAGGCAAAAAAATAAACGTTGATTTCTCAACGTTTATCGCAACTCTACGTTACTCAACTTTACTTGAATAACACTATGTATACCGGTGATCGGGGTCGAACCGATACGCCCTCAACGGGCACTGGATTTTGAGTCCAGCGCGTCTGCCTATTCCGCCACACCGGCAAAAAAGTATTAATGGCTCAAGCAGGCCAAAGGTGGTAATCGGATTTGAACCGACGATAAGGGTTTTGCAGACCCGTGCCTTACCACTTGGCTATACCACCAACAAATATAAAAATAGTTAATCGCAATGTTAACTAATTGGGTTAGCTGGATTCGAACCAGCGCATGATGGAGTCAAAGTCCATTGCCTTACCGCTTGGCTATAACCCAATAAAAAGGGCGGTATGTGGGGATCGAACCCACGTGTGCCGGTGCCACAAACCGGTGTGTTAACCACTTCACCAATACCGCCATAAATTGTAAACAGGGATAGTAGGAGTTGAACCCACATCAACGGTTTTGGAGACCGCTATTCTACCATTGAACTATATCCCTATTGATGGAGGAGAGTGGATTCGAACCACCGAACCCGAAGGAGCGGATTTACAGTCCGCCGCGTTTAGCCTCTTCGCTACTCCTCCAAAAATGGCGCGGGACAGAATCGAACTGCCGACACATGGAGCTTCAATCCATTGCTCTACCAACTGAGCTACCGAGCCAAACTACGGTCCCAACGGGACTCGAACCCGTGATCTCCTGCGTGACAGGCAGGCGTCCTAACCAACTAGACCATGGAACCATATTGCGGGAGTAGGGTTTGAACCTACGACCTTCGGGTTATGAGCCCGACGAGCTACCAGACTGCTCCATCCCGCGATAAGTATAAAAGGAGGATGTGGGATTCGAACCCACGCGCGGTTTGACCCGCCTGACGGTTTTCAAGACCGTTCCCTTCAGCCGGACTTGGGTAATCCTCCAAAAGCTGAAAATATAAGAGTATTAAATTGATAATACCATGACCCGTACGGGATTTGAACCCATGTTACCGCCGTGAAAGGGCAGTGTCTTAACCACTTGACCAACGGGCCATACTAAAAATTAAAGCTAACGGAGAAGGAGGGATTTGAACCCTCGCGCCAGTTTCCCGACCTACACCCTTAGCAGGGGCGCCTCTTCAGCCACTTGAGTACTTCTCCAATGGGCCTAAATGGACTTGAACCATCGACCTCACGCTTATCAGGCGTGCGCTCTAACCAGCTGAGCTATAGGCCCATTTGCCACAAGCGGGTGACGAGAATCGGACTCGCGACTACAGCTTGGAAGGCTGTCGTTTTACCACTAAACTACACCCGCACTACCTATTCAGTTCATGGCGCGAGACAGAATCGAACTGCCGACACATGGAGCTTCAATCCATTGCTCTACCAACTGAGCTACCGAGCCAAACTACGGTCCCAACGGGACTCGAACCCGTGATCTCCTGCGTGACAGGCAGGCGTCCTAACCAACTAGACCATGGAACCATATTGCGGGAGTAGGGTTTGAACCTACGACCTTCGGGTTATGAGCCCGACGAGCTACCAGACTGCTCCATCCCGCGATAAAATAATAAACTAAAATACTTTTCCAAAATCCATCAAAAATGATGGACCTTGTAGGACTCGAACCTACGACCGGACGGTTATGAGCCGTCTGCTCTAACCAACTGAGCTAAAGGTCCAAGTAATATAGCGGCGAAGGGGATCGAACCCCCGACCTCCCGGGTATGAACCGGACGCTCTAGCCAGCTGAGCTACACCGCCAAAAAATATTATCATGGAAATCGGGAAGACAGGATTCGAACCTGCGACCCCCTGGTCCCAAACCAGGTGCTCTACCAAGCTGAGCTACTTCCCGTTCTATGCACCCAGTAGGAGTCGAACCTACAACCTTCTGATTCGTAGTCAGACACTCTATCCAATTGCGCTATGGGTGCATTCTTCATTATAATGCCGAGGACCGGGATCGAACCGGTACGGTGATCACTCACCGCAGGATTTTAAGTCCTGTGCGTCTGCCTATTCCGCCACCCCGGCGTTTATAATGAAAGCGGAAGACGAGATTCGAACTCGCGACCCCCACCATGGCAAGGTGATGTTCTACCACTGAACTACTTCCGCAT